CCACGCCGACGTTAGCCTGCACTTCCGTCGCCGTCGTATCGGGCGGGAAGTAGCCACCAGCCGAGAACGTCGCGCCAGACGGACGACCAGTTACCACGTCGAAGAACACGTTGTTGCCGCCCCAACGCATATTGCGCGGGCCACCAGCACGTCCCTTCTCCAACTGCGCGAGCAAGGGCGTCACGAGGTTCTGCACCTTCTCACGGAACTGCGAATACACGTTCTTGAGCAGACCAGTCAGCTCGGTATCGGTAATCAGAGTGGGGTTAGCCACGGTAAACCTCTAGTGTCAAATTATCGGAAGGATGACAACGCCGAACTTAGCGCACTTGCCACGGCGTCATCGACGGTCGTACCAGACCCACTAGCACGCGGTTTGCCAGACGGCCTCCCTGCGCTACCAACGGGCACCATCTTCTGTCCTACGGCACGCTTGGCCTTCTGCGCTTCCACACGCGCACGATCCCGTTCGGCTAACGCCTGCTGAGTCTCCCGTTGAGGAGCCGAGGTGGTTGTCCGAAGGCGACGGCCATGTTGAGCCTGTGCCCATACTGCCAAGTCGTCGAGGATGTACTGTCTGACAGCATCGTAGCGTGACGCCGGGATATACGCCTCTCCGTTTGGAGCGCGTTCGGCGTGCGCGTACATCGCCATCTGAAACTTCTCGGCAAGTTCTTCTATGGAAACGGATGGCAGTGCCCCGGCAATCGTCTCGAGGGCTGGCATCACTTCGCCTTCAAAGAATTGCTTACCTGTCCCCACAATCGCAGACATCTGCTGTTCGACCCGAAGGTCTTCAACTCGCTGTTCTGCGCGTGTGGCCCTCTTTTCCGGCGAGTTCTCTTCGCCGTATGCATCACGAACTGCAAACAAGAAGTCGTCGTCCAACAACAACTTCTCAATCTGCGACTCTCGTTCCGACAGCAACGCAGCAAGTTGCTCGCGCTCTTCATGGACCTGTTGAGCCATCTGCTCAACTTGATACACCTTCTGCTCGCGTTCTTGGTTGTAGACGCCCCACTGAGCCAGCTTCACCACCTGGTCCAGCCGATCTTTCCGCATCTTCCCGTTGGCTTTGTACTCAACGGTCAGCGCGGGGACTTCAACCTCTCCATCGTCGTCACGGAGAATAAACTCCGTTGCCAATTCGCCCATAACTGTAGGGACAGCGACATATCCTTCTGGCAAACTAGATGGAGCAGCATCGTCCGACGATTCGTCTGATTCTGCGTCATACCCCTCTTCTGCGGGCGCGTCGAGCGTCTCGTCTACGTCATTCGCCGCCACAGTGTCCTGTGCCGGTGGAAGGGCGCTTTCGATGGCGCTTGAAATGGCTTCACCGATGTCCATGCAGCGATCCTATTGCTGTCGGGATAAGATGTCGGCCTGCTGCGCGGCTTGTTCCTCTTCTGGGATGCCAGCCAAGCTCTGTTGGAGCAAGTTGGTGACCCCAATGGGAGGATTGTTGGCAGCAAGTGGCAACTGTCCCGGTGGGAAATTTGGTACGCTGGCAGCGGGAGGTCCGCTTTCTGGGCCAGCACCAGTGGGGGCGGGGGTACCCTGACCTTCGGGGCCACCACCTCCCTGCTTCTGCTGCGCTTGGTTTGCAAGCGCAATCCACCGCTCCTGTGCGGCGGCAATAATTGCGGGTTCTACGTCGTCTTGGAGCAGCAGCTCGCGTTCTAGCACGTCCTGGTGGATCGACTCGTTGTCCTGCCACCGCATCTCTGGCACGGGCGTCTGCATCCGAATCGCGTCAGCCACACGCTTGGCACGCGCTTCTTGATCTTCGTCTGGCGTTGCAATATCGCGGGATACCGCGAACATCTGCCGACGACGGTACTCCTTCATGTCGATCACGCCCGTCTGCAACCAGTTGTCCAGCAAATACATACGGAACGACAGCGGCATGGGCATCATCGTCGCAGCTTCCACCTTTACGTCGCTTTGCCCATCAAAATCCGACGACGACACAGCGCGAGCGAGGTCAGGACGGCCTTTGCCAATTGCGCCGAGCGAGCGCGGCATATCGTAGCCCCATGCCATGCCTGCCAACGTGATCTTGCCCCAGTCCGTAAACGCCATCGACAGCGCACTCACGCACGGGCTAAACACGCGCTCCAACTGTTCGCGGCTGGCAATAATGGCACGGCCCGATTCGCCAGTTACCTGCCCTCGGCTGACCGTATTCCAGCCAGAAGCGTTCTCAAAGGCGCTTTTCTCTAGCGCCAACGCTTCTTTGACATCGTTGCCAACGCTAAACCCGTTGACCGGCTGGATGCTATCCGACATCGGACCAGCGCCACGAATTTCGATCATGGACGTAACGCCGCCCATGAAGGTTTCGGTGGCAATGGCGTTCGGTCGCGTCAGGAATCGACCACCCGCGTTTACGCGGATGTTTTCGATCCACTTTGATAGCAACGCATTGACGCGCATCTGGTGGTCTATCCACTGCTCCATGATGGGGCGAGGATAGTAACTGGGGTCGCTGGAACCGTCGCGTACAGGGACCAGTGGAATCACGTTCCACATCAAGGGCGAGGGTCCGAACACGACTTCATCGCCAACGACCACCATCTGCAAGCCTTCGGGCAGCACATCTGGATGCGGCTCTAGATACACCGTGAACCGCTCCGTCACGTCCTCATCGCGCAGGCGTTGGCCTTCGCCAATCGTCGTCTGCGAGAGCACCCATGCGCCAATGCCTTCGGACCCGCTGTACGTTGGCCCGTTGCTGGTGGACATCATCGTATTGGCGGCATCCAATCCCGTAATGCCGTACCGATACGCGGCTTCGGAACGCGAGATCACCTCCCGAATAATGACCCAGTGGGGCTTCTGTGTGGCTGTCGCATTAGGCGAAACACGAACCTGCTCCACCCGAAGCGTCTGGGAACTGATATCTCCCATAGGCTTCTTCTGCCCCGCGAGGTCGCCCATGCGCTCGTCCCACGGTCCACGATTCGGGTTCCAGTATTCGTGCCAGAAGGAAATGCCGTCCGTTTGTGCCCAAAACGAAGCTTCCCGTGCCATGCGCGGCATCTCTTGCTGCTCATACTGGTACTCCAAGGCCATCTGTTGAGCCTGTGCCTTCCGACGATCCTCAGGGTCTTGCGTGACGGGCGTGACGGAGAAGCCGGGCTTCTGGTCCATCATGATCTGGAGTCGCTGGTCGAGCGCCTTGTCAATCATGTTGTACACCACGCGAGCCGCATCACGCGGACGGGCCGGTTCACGCCACGGGCCAAGCCCCTGCGCGGAAATCCACTGCTGCCCAGCGCGGAAGAGGCGGTTGCGCTCTACCAAGTGCAAGTGCATCTGCACCGCTTCGCGCCGGCTGTCCCACAAGCCACGGCACCACGACGACCACGCGGACGGGTCGATGTCCTCTACGTCGTCGGCGGCTGGGAAGTCGTGTCCGTATAGCGCACGACGCAGCGAAGCGTCATTCTCTGACGCCGTGTTCGTGTTATTTGCTGGAGGATTCGGTGCAACCTTTTCGTTCGGGCCAAGCGGGTTGTTTGATAGGCCTTCCATCGCACGGGCGAGTTCTGTCTCCAGAATCGGACCTTCCAGCGTCGGTACCGTCGCGCTGCCTTCATCAAGCATCCCGAGTGGATCGTCCCCGCCGAAGTACACTGGACCCGTCATGCGTCAATTCTCCCGACGTTGAAGGCGCTTCGCACCAAGTTCCAATCACGGAGCGCGTCGTACTTCTCCCGAATCGCCTTCATCATGTCTTCCTGTGCCCATCCGTCAGGATATTGCATCGCCACGGCGACCAAATCCTCTGGGACCACAATGCTGTACGCATCGTCCTCGTCGTTCTGCTCGACCGGCACTGGCGCAAACAGCGTCACCGTCTCGCAAATGCGGTGGACGGCGTAAATCGCCGCCAGCGGCCAGAGGACAAGGAGGATGTCCGTCACGATCCGACGTAGCGCACCGTCAAAACAGGCGATACGCTGGCAAACGTGCTACACCGCGCACGAATCGACGCATAGCCGCCCGAGTTCACCGTCCACACGCCCACGGCCGTTGCGGTCGATGCAGTCGTTGCGCTATTCGATGGCAGGCAATTCACCGCCACCCAATTGGCGTTATCTACCGTGCCCTCAAACGTGATCGTCGTACCCGTCATCGTGCCCGTGATCTGGATGCCAACTGCGCCAACGCTCGGCAAGCCAAACACCGTCGCGGCACTGTTCGCTGCGGTGACGGTAGTGGTTTCTTTGAGCAAGGTTCCGACAGACATCGCTATCTCCTGACGTTAGTTGCAGTCCCACGCACGAAGCGACTTGTTAATGCGCGAGTCTGGATCGTTTGCCTTCTTTGCGTGTCCATGCGGGCGAGGCCATGTTACTTCTTGGCCTTGAGTTGCTTGTGCTGCTTGATCGCAATGGCGAGGAAGCCTGCGACCAGCGCCTTGACCACTTCGCCGTCCCACAGCGCCAGTTCGGTCGGAATGTCCGTTCCCACCAGATTTGCCAGCGCGGTTGCCAGCGAGGCAATGGCGATAGCCAGCCCCTGCTTGGCATACGCGGGGAGTCCGTCGATCACCGCACTGGTTTGCTTGATCCCGTCGAGCACAAACGGCGTAACCAGACCGATCAAAATAGGCGATAGCAGCTTGACGGCGAGGGTGAGCATGGTGTTTTCAAACATCAGTCTTCTTCCTCCTCGTCCATCTCGTCGTCGTCAGACTCACCGGACAGCTTGGCTTCTAGCGCATCCATGCGCTCCATCAGCGCGTCGAGCTTGGCGCTCAAGCCTTCAAGGCTCGCCTCCTCCACCTGCTCGTCTTCGCCGCCCTGCTCGTCCGTCGGGTAGCCTTTCTCGTCGCGCTTTGCCATCGCGCCACGATTCCGCATCGGCTTGCCCATGCCAATGACGACGGTCATGCCCGATTCCCTCATCGGGCTGCTGTCAGACAAGCCTTTCCGCTTGAGCATGGGCTTGCGACCTAGCTTTTTGCCAAGCTTGCTCAGTACCGCTTCCATGCCGACTTTCTCCATGTGCGTTACCAGCCCGATCCGGGCAGTTGCGATTGAAAGTCTCCTGACGGCTGAAACACCCGCGCAGGGCCATCCTCTGGAGAAACATACGGGTCATCGCTGATCAAACGCAACCCTGGTGGTGCTTCAGGCACCGCTCCCTGTACCCGATCCCAGCCATGCAGCGCCAAGGCCACCGCCATCACGCCGTCGTCGTGGAACCCGCTTGGGGCTTCATAGCGGACACCTGTGGCGGTGTAGATAAACTCAAAGGCTTCCATCTCCGACGTGAGCCATCGGTAGTCATCTCCGTCAGGCAACGTCAACTCCTTGCCTTGAAACGCCGCGACCAGTCGCTGCATCAAACGCAGCTTGGAGCTTTGCGTAAACACATGGGGCGTGACGTTGACCCCCATCCCCTGCAAGTCGGCCACAATGGCGTCACCGACACCCGTCGCGTCAGCCACGATAGGCGTGTCCCCTACCTTCCCCCTTACCCGCGCCTTTGTGACGGCCCACGGGGCCTGCCAGCGGTCCAGAAAGGCCACACGGCGGTAGGCGTCGAACCCGACGAGCACGGTAAAGTCCATACTCCGCGCCAAGTCCACACCGTAGACCACGACGGGCTGGTCGGACAACGGGCCTACGCTGGCTCGGATGGCTTCTAGGCCAAAGGGGTTTGCGCCATCGTCGGTCGGGATGCCTTCAAATTCTTGGGCAAAGACTTCGGGTGGCAACTCTTTTCGGGCCGCTTCGACTTCCTCGGCAGGGATATACGGGTTTTCTAGCGTCGAGGCGCGGAAGCTGGCCCAATCGGGGTCTTCGCCCAGTCCTCGGTTAAAGAGGACGACAAATCCGTGCCGACGACCCTTTGGCGTGCCCAAGATCAGCGCCCGACCCTTGAGATCGACCAGTGTCGGTCGAATGGCGGACTGCCAGACTTCCATCAAGTCTCGCGTAATACCGGCCTCGTCGATGACCACCAGCGCGTACTTGCGACCTCTGGCAGGGTCTGGGGTGTCCAGCGTCCAAACCTCAATCACTCCGCCGGTCACGAGTTCTAGTCGCTTGTCTTGCTCGTTCATGCGGGCCGTGATGGGAGCCAAGCGATCCACCAACTCCCGCCATGCCTCCAGCGCCAGTTTGTACGATGGCGCAAACCAGCCGACCGGCTGTCCTTGGAGCGCCACATCGCACGCTTCCCGAATCCCACAGGCCGACTTCCCCCACCGCCGTCCGCACATCACCACCCGGAACCGTGCCGGATGGCTGGCAATGGCGACCTGCCCAGGATGGCGTTTGTGCAGGCGAACCTCCACCTCCCCAGCGCCTTTTTTGTGTTTTCCCCGTACCGATGCCATTGCTTCTCCTAGAGACTCGTGTACTCAGTGACTCGTTGCTCAGCTACTAGCTACTAGCTACTAGCTACTAGCTACTAGCTACTAGTTACTAGGTACTAGCTACTAGGTACTAGCTACTAGCTACTAGGTACTAGCTACTGAGTTA